TCTTTCGCGCTTCACGGCGAAGTGGACTTCTCAACCACGTAATGCACTACGACAAACAGGCGCGGGCGCTCGTCATTCCCGAGTCTGAAATCAACCGCGTGTGCCGCAACGGCGCGGAAATCGACTACTGGAACGGGTGGGCATTAAACCTGCCTGGTCCCATCACGATCAAGGCAAAGGAGCCAAATGAGCACGATCCTGGAGAGAATTTCAGCGGTGACGCTGAAGACGGACGCAATCACGATTCCCGAGTGGGGGGTGGAGATCGGCGTCCGGGAGATGACGGCAAAAGAGCGGGTTGAGTTCGGCGCCAACGCGAAGAACATACCCCACGCCGCGGCTGTCCGCCTGATTATTGATTGCGCCACCGACCCGGCCACGGGCGCGAAGCTATTCGAGAAGGCGCACCAGGACATGCTCCTGGGTAAATCAGGCGATGTTATCGACCGGATCGCCACGAAGATTTGCGAGCTATCCGGCCTCACCGACAAAGCCGCCGACGACCTGGAAAAAAACTCGTAGGCGAGCGGCGTTTTCTCTTCGCCCTCGCCGAAATCCTGCATAAAACCGTGGCGGAACTCACCGCCGCGATGCCCTCCTCTGAACTCACCGAATGGGCCTGCTATCTAAAGCTGAAAGCCGACGAGCAGGAAAAAGCCCAAAAAGCCCAGACACCACCTTCCCCGACACCCATTAGACGACGGTAAACGATGCCCATACTCTCCAACCTCATAGTGCGCATCGGGGCAAGTACCGACGACTTCGATAAACAGGTAGACCGCTCCCTCAACAAAGTCAAGCGCTTTGCCTCCGATGTCACGGCAGCCGGCACCGCGCTCTCTATCGGCTTTTCAGCGCCGCTGATCGCCGCCGGCGCCGCCGCTATCAAAGCCGGTTCCGACATGGAATCGCTCACCATGGGGCTCAAAGCCGTGATGAAGTCGAGCGAAGCCACGGCCACGGAAATGGCGAAGCTACGCGAGGTGGCGAAGCTCCCCGGCCTGGGACTGGAAGAGGCCGTCAAAGGCACTATCCGCCTTCAGATCCTCGGCAACTCCGCCGACCAGTCCCGCCGCATTATGGGCGAACTCGGCAACGCCCTGGCCGTCGTCGGTGGCGGGCGCGAGGACTTTAACGAGGTGATCCGTCAGTTGTCGCAGCTTGGCGCTGTCGGCAAGGTCACTAAAGAAAACCTCGATCCGATTATCGAGCGCATCCCGCAACTGGCCGCGATCATCAAGGAAAAGTTCGGCGCCGAAGCGCTGGGCGACCCTGCGAAGACGTTTGAACGGCTGGGCATATCCTCGCAGCAATTCATCCGCATTATCACGGACGAATTAGCCAAGGGCGAGCGCGCCGGGAACACGTATAAGAACTCCTGGGAGAATATCCAGATGGCCGCGAAGGACGCGGCGGCGGAGTTCGGGAAGACGCTCCTCCCCATCGCGCAGCGCGTGCTTGACGACTTCCTGACGCCCGGCATCGAGAAGGCGAAGTCGCTGGCTACGGCGTTCCGGGATCTGCCTCAACCCACGCAGGACTGGGCCATTGGGCTCACCGCAGTGGCTACCGCCGCACCGCTGGCGCTGGTCGCTCTCGGCACGCTGATTGAAAAGGGCGCGCTGGTTGTCGGCGTGCTGAATAAAGGCATCCCGATCATCAAGGCGTTCGCAAGCAGTCTTTCACTTGCGGGCGTGGCCGCTGGTGCTGCCGCCGCTGGCGTCGGGCTGTTCATGAAGTTTTTGGTCGACAACGGCGGAAAGCCGGTCGATACCACGGGCGAGGCTATCCAGCGCTTAAACGAGCGCGTCGGCACTGGCACGCCGGTAGCGTTCGGCGCGGGCACTGCGGCTATTACCGGCTACATGCAACTCCTAGGGCAGTCTACGCCGCCCGTTGAAAAGCACGCCGAGGCCCACGCCGCCGCTGCTACCGCTGTTGAGAAGCACGCCAAGGCCATGGAATCGGCAAAGCTGCCGACCATGGAGCTTTTGGCGCTGTTTGACCGCTTCAAAGACGCCGATACAAAAAAGGCCGAAGCTGTCAAAAAGATAGCGGAAATCACGGGCCGTTGGGAACAAGTCACCATCAGCGGCGCGCAGCGTGTGGCGCGCTCATTCGACCTACTGTTCCAGAGCTACCGCCAGTTATCTGATGCTCCGCCGCTTGGGTTGAGCGGGATGCTTGGCGACTTCAAAATGCCGAAAGCGCCATCCGTGGACCTGGCGAATGACAACGGCATGGGCGATTTTATCAAAGGCTCAAAAAACATCGGCCCCGAAGGCATGATGACGAAAGAGCAGCACGCCGCCATCACCGCTCGGTACAAAGACCTGGGAAAAGTCGGCAAGGCCGCAATGCAGCAAGTCTCAACGGTAATCACCGACTTGAGCCGCGGCATCACTGACATCATTTTCAAGGGCGGCAAGCTGGGCGACATGTTTAAGAGTGTCGCGCAACAGGCGGCGCAGTCTATCACTCGGCTGCTAATCGAAGGAGCGCTTACCAAGCTGACCTCTAAGCTCCTGGACGTCGGCGGGCTGATGGGCAAGGTGTTCGGCGGCGCAACGTCCGTTGGCGGCTCGGTATTCTCCGCCGCATCAAGCGCGGGCGGGAGCGTTGCTGGCGCGGCTGGCTCTGCCGCTGGAGGCATCGGCGGCGCGGCGTCGGCCGCATCGTCTGGAATCGCCGGAATCGTTGGCGCGGTGGGTTCGGTCGTCTCTGCCATCTCTGGCGTCATCGGAAATTTCCAGATGGCCGGGATGAACAAATCCCTCGACCTCATCGAGAAGGAAGTCCGCTACAGCCAAATCCACCTCCTGCACATTCTCGAAAAAGGCAACGAGTTCTGGCCCTACATGAAGTCCGTGTGGGAGTCCTTGATTCGCATGGAGCAGCGCCAGATGGCGGTAGGCGCGGGCGGCGGCGCGTCCGTTGTTATTAACCTGAACGGCGGCGATCCGAAAGCCGCGCTCGAAGAAATCACTCGGACCCTGAAGCAGTACGGCGTCATCCCACGCGGCTAACCCTTGCCCACCCCCATCGTAAAAATCGACGGAACCACCGTCTCCGCGAAACAAGGCACGCTCGAAATGTCCTACTCGCTCGGCTCCCGCGCCGGGTTAAGCGTGACGGTTATCAGCGAAGACGGCAGCTATCGCCCGGTCGTCGGCAAAGACCTCGAACTATTCGAGGGAGCGACGAAACTATGGGCTGGCTCAGTGGACGAAGTGGACGAATTTTCGATCACGGAAGCCAACCCGACCGGGCGCTATTATGCCATCCGCGCCGTTTCGTGGGAACAGTACCTTGACCGCCGCTTCTGCTACAACACCAGCACCGGCCGCCCGCTGATTTATGAGCGCAACTTCGAGTACACCGCCAACGCGGGCACGGACACGCTGACCTGCACGGTGGCGCATAGCCTCAGCAACGGCGACAAAGTGCGCGTCAAGGCGCACGCCAACGGCACGGTTCCGGGCGGGCTCTCGGCCACCGTCGAATACTTCGTGATATCGGCCAGCGGCGCGGCGCTGCAGCTCTCCCTCACCAGCGGTGGCGCCGCGGTCAATATCACGGACGCCGGCACGCTCGACCAAATTCTCGTCACCAACCGGGCCGGGCTGATCGTATCCGCTCTACTCACCGACGCGGCTACATCCGAGCCAATCGGCACCGCCAACATCGACAGCGGCGCGGTGGTCGATACCGTCATCTTCGACGCGGGCACGTCCGTCTCGGAAGCCATCGCCGCCCTAGCCGACGCCTCGAATTATGTGTGGTGGATTGACGAGGAGCGCGATCTATTTTTCAAGCCGCGCACCTTTGCAACCGCGCCGTTTTCGATCAACAACACCAGCGGCAACTACCGCAACATTCGCGTGCGCACCACGCGCGAAGATAAATGCAACTCCGCGCTCGTCAACGTGGATATCGAGCAAATCGGGTATGAGGACGAATCCTTCACCGGCGACGGCTCAACCGTCAAATGGTCCCTCACGAACCCCGTCGGGCAGATTGTCCGCGTCCAGGTGAACGGCGAGGACAAAGAGTTTGCCCAGTGGCTCACCGACTCGGACCGCGCGTACTACTACGAAATCGGCAAGGTCTATATTCGGCAAGATGCCGACCAAACCGTGCTTACGGCAGCCGATACGCTCCGCGTGGTATACCGCAAGTTCGGTGCCAACACGATTGCCGAAGAGGATAGCGCAGACATCTCCGCCACCGCCACGCTCGAAGGCAACAGCGGCATCTATGCGCTGCCGTTCGACCGTCCCGGCATTGGACAGCAACAGGCCAGCGTTGAAGGCTTGGCGCTAGTGGCGGCGCGCAAGAACAACGCCGTCGAGATCACCTACGAAACCGACCAGCAAATAGAGGCGACATGCCACACGCTGCGGCCTGGGCAACTTCAGACCATCGCTAATAGCTACTTCGACGTCTCCAGCGGCACATATTTGATCCGCGAAGTCTCCCTCCGCGACGTCTACGGGCAGTGGTTGCAATTTACGGCCAAGGCGATCAGCACGAACCGTCTTGGCGGCGCAGTCGAGTTCTGGAAGGCCATCGCGGGCGGCTCGTCTGGCGGCGGTGCCACGAGCTCGTTTGTGGCCGGAGGCTCGACCGGCACTGGCGGCAGGTCAACGCCCATCGAAATCACGCTGACGGCCAATACCACCATCGCTAGCCCGTACACGCCCACCGCGGCCGACCTGCTGACCGTCTACGTGACGCAGGGAGCTGGGCCATACACGATCAGCTTCGACTCCGATTTCAATACAAATTTCGGCTCTACGCTCCACGGAAAAGATGGCGCGGTTACGTGCTTCCAGTTCCGCGGGCGTGCCGACGGCAAGTGGTGGGCGGTATGCGCGCCCTATTCGGTTCTTTATGAATAAACCCATCATCCTTTGCGCCCTGGCCGCCCTGGCGGCGTTTGGGCAGTCACAGACGCCTCTTACCATCACCCAAAGCGCCGGCAGCGCTACGGGCGAACTGCGGATGCAGGAGCGGCGCACGAACGGCCAGAACTACGTCGGTATCAAGGCTCCGCAGTCTGTTCCGTCTAACATCGTCTGGACGCTTCCATCTGCCGATGGTACTGCCGATCAATGCTTGCAAACTGACGGCAGTGGTACGTGGGCATGGGGCACCTGTGGCTCTGGCGTAGATGTCATCACCAGCGACTACGACTGGTCACAGACGCCCGGTGGCTCCCTCACGGCCGCCACGCCCGCCACGGTCACGCTGACCCCTTGCCCTGATGGCGTCGCTCCGTACAGCACCCACCACAACGTCCGCATCAGCGGCGGCACCGGCACCGCTGAAACCGTGCTCATCACCGCCGTCTCTGGCAGCGGCTCAACTTGCGACATCACATTTACCCCGGCCAACAACCATAGCGGCGCGTGGACTATCGGCAGCGCTTCGGACGGCATTCACGAGGCGGCGCGCATGGCGACGGGTGCCAAGCGCCTATTCATCCCGTTGGGCACGCACACGCCATCCGCGCCCGCACCGGGCGAGGAAACGACGGTCTACATTCAACAGGGGCTCACCATCGCTGGCGCTGGAAACGATCCCGGCACCGGCTCCTACGTCTATGTAACGGGCGATCAGTGGGCCATGATCTTCGATACAATTTTTCCTGTCCACGTAAGCAATCTAGCCATCGGCGGGACGGGCTCGATGGCTAGCGGCGGCGGAATCAAATTGACCGCGCCCGTACCATCTGGCCCAACAACTTACCAAAACTGCAATTCCATTTTTCGTGATTTGCAACTATCGCAACTTCGGACGGGGATGCATTTAGAGCGCGGATGCCTTCCGTGGGTGAATAATAATATGTTTTCCGCGTACTCCTACGAGGGGTTGCGGCTGGAAAACTACGACAACCCCGACGCGGGCGATCAAACCATCACCGGGAACTATTTTCAAGTCGTTGGCGCCGGTGGAATTGGAACGACGGCGATTAAATGGCTGTCGGCGGGCGGGGCGCGTATCGCATCCAATAAATTCAACACGCAGGGTGGTGCGATTGATTTGGAGTCGAACACCAACACCATCATTGCCTCAATAATCGGCAACTCGTTTGACAATCAGACCGAGTTCAGCGTAAAGGTTCGCGCGCCGTCGCCTGACTCTTTTGCGTTCATCAACATTTCATCAAACATTTTCACCGGGGCCGGAGCGTCCGGCTACGAAGCAATCGATATTGGCGACACCACCGACGACATCGACAACGTGGCCATCATTGGCAACAACATGCAGGGCTCTGGGACTGCAATCCGCATTGGCAGCGCTGATAAGGTCACAATCGACGGGAACACCATCGGCCTCTACACCACCGGCATCAAAACTAGCTCAGCGGCCACGCAGGTTAACCTAGGCCAAAACACGCTTTACAACCTCACCACAAAGTACGACATCGCCAACGACGCGAACATCCGCCCAAATGCGCCGCTGTTTGTTTCCGGGTATTCGCGGTCGTGGTCAAGCGGGTCAAACATTCAGGCTATTGCCGAGTTTGCCCAGTCTTCGGTCGGCACCACTGCCAATAACGCCATCATGCTGTTGAATGGATCGACTGGCTCTGACACGCAGCGTGGGATTTGGTGGGGCTACAACACTGGCGACCTAAATTTCGCGCGGTTCGGCACGGCCAAAACAGCCGCACCTTCCACTGATCTCACACTGCAAACCGACGGTGATGCGCAATTCCACTATAAGGTCGGCATTGGCCGCAGCCCGAGCCCGGGCGTAGCGCTCGACGTCAACGGCACCATCCGCAGCACTGACGGGACGATCATCCTACAGAGCTATGTGAGCGGCGGCGCCGGGTACCTCGGCACCGAAACCAATCATCCCCTGCTGGTGCTCCAAGACAACTCTATCAAACTTCGGCTCAATGCCACCACGCTGCTTCCAGAAACTGATGCCTACTTGTATCTGGGCGACCGCACCAAGCAATTTAACACCGTTTTCGCCACCGGTTTCGAGTCGATCCAAAGTTCTGCTGGGTTCGTTGCCACGAGAAAACTTGAAGTGCACGGCGACGCCACCGGAACGCTATTCGATTCTTTCTCGAAGCCAACATCAACGTCTATCGACCTCAGGAATACGGCCGGGAACCTCGTCATGCGGTGGGACTCGACCGGAATTGCATACAACGGCGTTTCCACCATGTACCAGTTGTGGCCAGGCGGGACAACGGAAACGCTTGACCTCGGCGTGGATTTAGCTCGGTGGAAGAAGTTTTGGGTCAAGGATATCGACGGTACTGGCACATGGCAGACGACCGGCAGTTTATCGGCGGCGGCGGCCACCTTTACGGGCCTCACGATCAACACGGGCGCGGCAACGGTGGGTTACGTGTGGACGGCCACCAGCATCGGCGGGGCGGGTTCCTGGCAAGCCGCTGCGGCCGCGCTCCCAGTCACCGACACCACCGGCATCGCAAAGGGGTCCAGCGACGCAACGAAGATTGTGCGCTTCGAGGTGGATGGCTTCACCACAGCGACCACGCGTGTTCTCACCCCGCCCAATGCGGACGCCACTATCGCCGGACTCAACGTCACGCAAACCTTTGTCAATCCACAGACGGTGGCTATCGCTAGCGTCCAGAACCAGCTCACCTTATCGCAGACCAACAGCACCGCAACATATGATCCGGCGTGCCTTGTGCTTGCCTCTACCGATACCGTCACCAGCACTATCTATGGAGCCGCGCGGGTGTGCGCTGGGTATGAATCGGCATCGTTTACTAATGAGAAAGTCGCCATTCAAACCGCCACCGGCTCAGGCACTTATCAGGACGCTATCACGATTAAGAATCAGGCCGTGGCGCTCCCTGGGGCTCTGACGGTAACTGGGCTCACCACGTTCAACGGCTTCGTGGACATGCTCGGCGCGGGCATCAACTACATGTATGGAACGCTCGCCCCCCAGGTCAACAACAGCGGTAGCATCGGCACGGTGGGCTCTCGCTATGGCGACTTTTTCGGCGTGCGCGGCAACTTCAACGCGGCCACCATCACCAACAACGGGCCAGCGCTGGGCGCCGGCCAGAATATCGCTCCCTTGTGGGTCACCGGAACCTCTGGATTCGTTTCGTTCGGCTTGTACCGCACCGACGACACCAACGGCGGGTGGCTGTTCGGCACGAGCGGACTGGCCGTGGGTGACTTTGCCATCTATCAGAACCAGGGCTCTGGCTCGCCCGTGCGGCGGTTCCTGATCGACACCAGCGGCACAGTGGACATCCCCGGCAATATGTCGGCGGCGGTCATCAACGCCACTGGCTCACCTGCATACCGAGTGTCTGGCACGACGGTTATCGACGCCTCTAGGCACGCAACGTTCGTGAACCTGACATCGAGTGGCACCATCACGCTGTCCGGCACCGTGGCGTCTGACATCCTGTTTGGCTCCAGCAATACCTACCTGATCGGAAACAGCACGAACTACCTCAACGCCATTCATGCGAACAATGTTGTGGCATACGCCTCGTTTCTTCCGGCCTCGGGCGTGACAACGGTGGATGTCGGCGGTGCGACGCGGCGGGTGCGGAAGATCTGGACAAGCGATCTGAATATCACGGGGAGCGTCATCCCTCCCAGCGGCACGGCTTTTTCTGGCACCAAAACCGTCCGTGATTCAGCGGGTACTGGCACCTGTACGCTCACGTTTTCGAGCGGCATCATGACCGGCGGAACCTGCTAGACCTCCCCGCGTGCCCTCTCCCACGCGGGCGTTTCCGCGAGTGTACGGAAAACACTCGCTCAAGACTTTATGCGCACCACCATCCTACTCGCCTTTCCGCCAAAGTCGCCGAACTCAATAAGCAAATCGACGTCATCCTGGCCGAAGCCTGCGCAGACCGCAGTATTCCGAAAGACCGCTGCCGCTTGCAACAGGACGGCACGTTTCTGACGTTGCCGGAACCGCCCACCAAAGAGGTAAAGAAGTGATCTCGCCCAAGCTGATCCCTGCCATCCTCCTCGCCATCGCCGCGCTGCGGGGCGAGTCCATCTGCGGCAAGGACGACCGAAGCCCCACGCAGAACGTCGATCTCATCCAAGTATCCTGCATCGACTTCGACCGGCTCCGCGCGCAGGCGCCGGACTTCCGGTGGCCGGTGGGCAAGGTGACGCAGGTACTCGTCCATATCCGCGAAGGCGACGCCGTGCGCGTGACGGTCGATGGCGTGCAGAAATTCGCCGATCTCATCCGTGACGCCTGGGGCCGGCTGATTGCGCTGGTCCAATTCGACGGAACGGACTACAAGGCGGTGACCGTCAAGGTCTATCGGGCGGTGGAGGAGTGAAACTCCGCACCGCTGCCGTAGTGGCCACGACCGACGACGGAGACAAGATAGGCGGGCCGTACTTCCTCCCGCTGGACCAACCCGCAAAACAGGAAATAAAAGAACTCGCCCGCGAATACGGGCCGCTGGACATCAAGAAACCGGAGCAAAAACTATGACCTACAAGGCAACCAACAGTGCGCACAACATGACCGTCGAAGCCGCTGAGAAGTTCGTCGCCAAACTCCGCGCGCTCGGCTTCCCGGTGGGCAAGTTGCACGCAAACGCAATGGCCGCCTCTGAAGCGGCGGACTACGTGCCCGTCGAAGAACTGGCGCTGGAACCGGGCGAGAAATACAACCTCGTCGCTTTCGCCGGTGGTGATTGGCACAACCTGGCCATGCTGGCGCAGATGTTCGGCGGCGGCAGTGTCGAGGAGTTTAAGCGCGTCGCGGCCGATCTGGCGACCGATTGGCGCTCGGCAATCCTGAACATCCCCGGCGCCGCAAAGGCCATCGAAAAGCTGATCGAGAAGGCGTAAGCGATGCGCACCGCATGGAAAGCCATTCTCGCCGCCGCGTTGGGTGGCGCCGCTACGGCGGCCTCTGACGCGCTGATGTTCGACGGCAGCACTCACCCCAAGCAACTCGCAGCCAAGGCCGCCATCGGGGCCGCTGTGGCCGTGGCTGGGTATCTCAAACAGTCACCCATCAAGCCGGAAGCACCACCGCCCGAGCAGTAGACTCCCACATGCAGGGGAACACATTGGAACAACTCGAACGTATTGCGGGGACCCTCGATAATATGCGCGAGGACGTGAGTGCTCTCACCACGTCCCAAGCTGTCCAGACCTCGGACATTAAGCACATTTTGGATCACCTGGCGCGGGTTAATGGGCGGCTCGGCAAATCCGAAGACCGCCTCTCCTCGCTCGAAAACGACCGGGCGGAACAGCGCGGGGCCTGGAAGTTTATCGCGCTGATCGCGTCGATACCAGCCGCGCTAGTGGCGTCAATCTTCACGTGGCTGGCAAATCACGGGGGCAAGTAATGGCCAACCTAAACCGCGTGTGGAAGCGGTGGATTGCGACGGGCTGCCTCCACTCTACCCACGCCTGCGCCGAATACCAGCGCAATGTCCGGGCATTTAAGGCGGCATTCCACCCGGCGCGGCATATCGAACTGGGCGACCTCCTCGAAACTACCGCCCTGCGATCCGGCGCCCGCGGCACAAAGGACGAAGCCGAGCCACTGGAGCCGGATGTCAACAAGGGGCTGGCGTGGCTGGGCGAAATGGAGCCATCGGACTGGCTACTAGGCAACCACGACGACCGAATCATCCAGCTACTCTCCCACCCGTCCGCTATCGTCGCCGAACTCGCCCGCCGGCTGTGGTCCGACATGCAAGCGGCGGCGGAAAAGGCCGGGGCGAAGATTCACCCCTACGACATCGAGCGCGGCTGGATTCGCGTGGGGAACGTGTACATGGGGCACGGGTACATGTACAATATCAACGCCCTCCGCGATCACGTCGAAATGATGGGCGGACATGTGGTCATGGCGCATTTGCACGTGGCGCACACGTTCCGGGCGCGCAATCACGGCGGGCATTGGGGCGTATGTGTCGGCACCGGGGGCGATCCCCGCACGATGGGGTATGCGCGACGGCGGCGGCAGACCTTGGCGTGGAACCACGGCATCGCCTACGGCGAGTACACGGACAACGACAGCACGATGCACCTCCTCCAATGGAACTGCGCACACGGCGCGAAGGAGTCACCCCGATGGCTAATCTCCTAGCGGACCTCGCCGTAGCCCTCGCCAATGGCGGCGTTGAAACCCCGCCCGATGGCTACTGGACCACGCTGCCCCGATGGCTACTGGACCACGCTGCAGCACGCCGAAGCCGCGGGCCTCAGTATCCAGCAAGCCAACAAGATCATCAAGGCCGGGGTGCTGGCCGGCAAGGTGGAGCGCAAAACGTTCCGCATCCGCAACGGCGCCCGCGTGGTGCCCATCCCGCACTATCGGGTGATCCTATGACCCGCGAACGCTGGGCGCTGCTGCTGGGCGAGTGGGCCGCAATCCTTGGCATCACAGAGCGCCCGCGCTTGCTCATCGTCCCGGCGTCCGAAATCCCCGGCGATGACGCGCGCGCCGACTTCGACGACTGCCGGGCAACGCAGTGGACAGTTAAGATCCGCCGCGGCCTCCACAAAGACCCCGACCTCATCATCTGCCACGAGCTGCTACATGTCCGCACCGGGCTCACCGACGCCACGCATGAGGCGTGGATTTGCGACGTTGCGGCGGCGTTGGTGGCGTTGAAGCGGCGGGCCTCCGTTGCGCCCTCCGGTCTTGGTCTTGCGGAGGGCTTGCAGTGCGACGGCGGCGGGGTTAGAAATCATGCTGGTACCATCGCCGACCACTGCCTGAGCGCTGGTTGTCGAAAAAAATAGATTTGCTTGGCGCACTTTCTCCGCTACCTCAATAGACCTGACACGCTTTTTCTCTAGCCTTATCGCCTGCCTTTCCGCGCGCCATTCAACACGGCCTGCCCATCGGGCCTCCGCCGTTGGGCCGCGTCCCTTGGCAAGCATATCTTGCATATTGTCGCCGTGAGTTCCAGCGAACAAATGAGCCGGGTTGCAACACCGTGGATTATCGCAACGATGGCAAACGACGAGCCCGATGGGGTCGAGCCCGGACCTCAACGCCAGTGCATATCGATGTGCGTAATACGACTTTCGTTGAACCGGAAAGCACCCGTAACCCTTTGCGAAAAGACCGCCAACCCACGGCCAGCACTCCGTGCTAGCGCTTGCGGCGACCTTGCTCCAAAATTTTAGCCTTTCGGCGTCGGTGAGTTCCGGCAGTGGCTTGTACTTAATGGTAGTTGGCATATGCTCCTCTATTGGCCTTTTCGGCTAGGTTTCTTGTTCTGGCTGATATTTGCCCGCCGCGTAGCAAGCGACTTTGCCATTGCCTCTGCGCGGCGCTCTGGCGACATCGATCCAAATCCCTTACGGGAATTTTTGACAGCCCCGCCAAGCCTCCCGATTTCAACGGCGGCGGGGTTTTTGGTGGTCATCGGGTGGCCTCGGTAGATTCCACTCCGTCGAACGCGCCGCAATGAGCGCAGCAATTCCCGAACTCGCCGAACGGCGCCCCTGCTTCCGGGCTGAACTCATGCCCGCGCGGATTGGCGCACGGCCCCGGCGTCACGCGGATCTTCTGTACGCCGTCTTCAAGCGTCGCAACTACTTGTCGGTTTTCCATCTTTTGTCTCCTTCTGCGGGCTTCATGCCGCCCGCTGGCGTTGAGGTGGGGTTAAAAGCGGGCGATTACGACTGCGTTAGATATTACGATTTCGCCCTTATCCTCGCCGCCGTAGTAGTTAGTCTGGCTACCGATCAAGTACAGGTGGCCGCTAAAGGCGTAGCGCGAAATCAAGGCGATGGCGTCTTCACGGCTGGCGTCAATGGCGCAGGTGCCGTCGAGCTGCTCGCCCGTGTCCTCGCCGTCGTCCCAGCGGTAGGAGTCGCCAACTTCTTCGCCGATTTCCAAATCCCGGCTGTCGCAGCGCAAACCAAGGACATACCAGGAATCTTCGGCGGCGGTGATTGCGGTCTGAATGTCTGCGCTGTTCATACTTCTATATTAGCATAACCGCTTATGCTGTCACCAACAAAATGACCCGCCGAGCATTATTTTTTCTCGCCGCCGCTGACCCGGACAAACCGCCACCCGTCAGCGAGGAGCGCATGAACCGCTTCGCCGGGCTCTGGAACGAGTATGTCGAGCGGCTGAAAATCGGCGTTATCGACCTCAAGCAGTGGCGGGCGGTGGCGCGGGAGTGGGAGCGGTTGCGGTAGCTTTCGCGCGCTTCGCCGCCACCATCTTTGCTGCCCATTCCGCGCGCTGTTCCGGCGTCTTGGCGGCGTTGGGGCCTTTGGATACCTTGGCACGCCCGCCGCGCCGTCCTAGCGCGACCGCGGCGGGGTTTTTCGGGGTGGTCATGCGGACATCTCCCGATCTAGACCTAAAATCAGTTCCTGCGCGGCTTCTTCACGAGTGGCGCAATATGGCGTCACGAATGGAAAGACTCCGGTTTGCTCTTCGCCGTCATGGCTGAAGGTGCGGACGATCTCCGCCTTGCCGATCCAAGCCTCACTGGAATGGAAGCGCTGGCGTAACTGCTTGCCGGTTTTGACGGCCTTGACTTCGTGATTGCGTGCAAATGGGGTGTTCATCTCTCATCTCCTCTGCGGGCTTCACGCCGCCCGCTGGCGCTGGGGTGGTGGTTAAAAAGCGCGAACGGTGGCAATGTCGCCAGATCCGCGAGGATTGAAAATCGACGGCTTGCCAATTTTGAGCGTGGCGGCTTGTGCGTGCTGAAAGCTGGCTGCGACAAAAACCGGGGTTCCGTTGACGAGGATCTCAGCGGCGGCGGAAACGAAGACACCCGCAACGCGGATTTGGGTTGCAGTGAGCCCTTCCCGATTGCTGCCGTAGTTTTCCGCTTCGCTACGGTCGGCAAGATCGGCGCGGATTGCGTCGGTCATAATCGTGGCGATTCCGTCTTGGTCAAACCCGCTGATTGTTTCGATTTGTTGTGCGCTGTTCATACTGTAACTATAAGCGCTTATCGTTCGAGTGTCAAGTCTTTTGTGAGAAAAACACCATGAAAAAACTACTACTTTTCCTTGGCGCGCTTGCCGCGACAAATGGGAAGCGCTCTGGCTCGACCAGAACTTTCCACCAACCCCTATACCGAGGTCTTCATTATGCGAATCGCTGCGTTACTTGCTGCGTCCGCGCTTCACGCGGGCGTTGCCGACATGACTGTAATTGAGCTTGACACCGCCCGCATCGAGGCCGTGGGGGTCACCGTAAAAGTAACCCCCGTTGCTGGCAAATGGCTCATCCAAATTCAGCCCCGTTAACCCCTAGCACGACGACCAGGGAAGCCGCTCCACCGTAACGGGTGGGGCGGCTTTTTCTCGTTTACGGGTGCTATATAGCGGTTTGTTTTTGCTGCGTGCGGTTTAGTCTTGACCGGCGCGGCTAGCTGGGTTACCTTTGGTTTGTGAGCAACACAGGAAACACACAAGAGCAGCGGAAGGCGGTACAAATTACGATACTGCCAAGCGTTCACGCGTCCATCATCACGCGGGCTAAAGAGCTTGGCGTGCACCCTGGGCGGCTGATTGAGTGGGCTTGGGGTGTTGCAAGCAAGCGCAAACCGCAGACGGAACGCGCTAAGTAAATAGACCACGCAAGCCGACGCGGGACGAAAGAGGGAGCAAATACTATGCAGAAGATGTCAGACAGTCAGCGCCTTGACGCTCGAATCAAGGCACGAAAAGCCGTTTTGGAGAACGTGGCGAGCTTCCATCGTTTTTGGCACGAAAAGAGGTATCTGGCGATGGGCGATGAGAAGCTGTCACTGCCTGAGTACCTTTCCGCGTGCGTGCAGGACGTGGAAGTGTTTTTGTCGCTTGAATGGCAGCGCGATATAGAAGCGCGCATAGAGGCATCACAGCGGCTAGAGGCCGAGTTCAATCGAGCATCGGCGCTCTAGCCGTAACCACACACCAACAACCGCCCAATACCGACGGGCGCACAAAGGAGAGGGAGTAACTATGACGACCTACGAGGCCAAGATGGGTGTGCCATTGCCAGGAATACGCCCGGCTAACGGAGCGCAAAAAGGTGCCTTACGCCTAGCGGTAGAGGCTTTGCCACTGGGCGGAATGATTGAGGCGAAGGACACGGCATCCAACCGCAACCTAGCGTCAATTGCAGGGAAGAAGAGCCAGCGCACGTTTACCGTGCGGAAGGTGTCAGACGGCCGACTTGGCATCTGGAGGACCGCATGAGCCTTGGAGCCGACCGATATCCATCAAACGCCGCCGCGCTGCCATTGCCAGCCGGCGCGAAACGCGCGGGGGAACTGAACGACCGCTTGATGAAGCAAATGGACGCCGGTCCGGCGTATCACGACCTCTGGACGCGGGCCATTCGCGCCAACGATCGCGGCGACTTTGACGCGGTTGAGGTGCTACTTGAAGAGGCGCGCGTCATGGTTCAGGATAACGGAGGCGCACTGTGAAGCCGAACGCCGACGAACTCAAGGCCGCTCGCTGCGGTGACTATTGGGGCGCGCTGCGGTCGATGCACCGCTGCACCGGGCATGGCTGGGAAGCAGTGATTGCCGCGTTTTTGGCGGCTGGCGGTGCCGCATGATCGGCTGGGGCGGCGGGCCGGAAGACTTGCGGACGCTTCAGCGGCGCTCGGATTGGATTGCGGCGGCGGCCGCGCTGGTGTGGGTGGTGGCTTGGGCGGTGACGCGATGAGCCGGCGCCGCGACGATACGCCGGAGGCTCTCATGCTC